TAAAGATAACACACTCGTCGTACAATGGCGACCTATGTATAGAAATAAACCAGTCGGCCCGTCCGACGAACGATAGGAGAAACTAAATGGAAAAACAAACAATTAAAATGAGCAGCCATGACATGAGCCTGAGTGATCAGGCTGTAGGATGTGTAATGATGGCTCTCACAAAGGGTATGGCAGAACAATGCGATATCACAGATGTATTAAGAGGCTTAAAAATGCGTATGACAGAAGAAGGCCTTTTTGTACTAAATCCACCGCTACTCAAAGTTAAATTTGATGACATGGCGAACATAACACCGGGTTTAGTACTAGATGAAGAATAAATGGCCTTATATTACTATATATGTAAGGCCTGCGGAGAGACTAGCAAATTTATGCATAGTTCGACAGAAACGAAGACCGATTGTAAAGTCTGCCATTCTCCCGCACTAGAACGCGATCTTTCCACCTTCCTGTTTAATAAACCAGATCAATCAAATGTAGATGAAGTCACAAAACGTGAACGACGTATACGTAATAAAATTGATATGCACAAGGAAGAACTGGAAAGTTTTAAAGCGGAAGAAAGGAAAACAAAATGACAACTTTACTAACGGTTTCTGCAGTATTTAATGTGATATTTTTATGGTATATCTATAGATTTACATCATGGCATCATAACTTTTTTGATGATACTGCGGTCTTGTTTACAAATTTGGAGAACTATCGGAACCACGTGGATAGTCTGTTTGAAATGCAAGTCTATCATGGCGAACCAACGATTCAAGCACTGCTAGAACATTCTGCAGATGTCACGGATGAAGTTGATGCTTTCATAACAGAGAACAATACGATATTTGGTTATATTTCAAATGAAGAATTAGACGAACTAGAAGCTCAAAGAGCAGCTAGTAAGGAAAAACGTACCGAATCGTTAGGCCTATTAAGAAATAACGGAGTAAGTACACATGGCCAAAAAACGTAAATGGAAAAAGAATTACTATTTCACTCAAGTTCATGAAGACGCTATTGTAGAGTGGTGTAAATCTTCTGATCAGAAAGAAAAGGATAAGATATACAAAAATATTATTGACCCGGTATTAAATGAATTAATTGAAAAGATTATTTTCACCTATAAATTCACTTCTTTACCCAATGTCGATATTTTAAGAGAAGACTGCAAAGCTTATACAACAACAGTATTGACCAAATTTGATCCCGACAAGGGATCAAAAGCTTTTACATACTTTAGTGTTGTGGTAAAAAACTGGTTTATTCACCAAGTTAAAAAGACGCGAAAGCGTTTTGATAGAGAATTAAGTCTAGAAGGGATCGCACAAGTTAAAAAGGACGCCCTTAAGATAACTGTACACAACAATTATCACGAACGTCGAGAACAAGCAGAGTTTTGGCAAGCGCTTCAAAAAGAAATCGATGGATGGTCCCAACTAAAACTCAGAGACAACGAAAAAAAGGTTGTAGAGACAATAAGAGTACTCATTGAGAACGTTGATGACATTGAAATTTTCAATAAGAAGGCTATTTATTTGTATATGAGAGAAATTTCTGGTTTGAATACAAAACAGATTGTGAATAGCTTAACAAAAATCCGTGCAAGGTATCGAGATTTCAAAAAGGGTTGGGTAGAAAATGGATAACATAGAAGACCTAATAGAAGAAGCTCTTAAAAACATCCGTACAGATCGAGGTAACGCAAATGTTGCCTTGGTTGATATCATGAAATATTTGATGAAAACGGAGCATAGTCACAGAGACTTAGGCCAGCAATTTACAAAGTATACTGAAATTTCCCAAAAATCAAACGATCAATTAATTAAAGTTTTAGCCATTATGAAAAAGAGTGATAAAGAATTTGATGGTTTTGATGACGACGAAAAAGAGGCTATGTTTGAAGAAATTCAAGAGATAACCTCTTCAAACGAGGAATCTCAAGACGATGCCGAAACCGATTGATAAACAATATTCTTTTGGGCAGTTAAACGATCCTAATGGTCCGGAAGTTTTTCCAGCATATGATAGTTCTAGAACAAATCCATTAGCCAGATTACGCCGTGATGTTATTGGTCGTGATGACAATCTGATTGATTTCGCGGAAAGGAAAAGATACCGCGCTCAAGTACTCAGAGTGGACACATTAGAAAACGACGACCGAACTAATATAGGTTTTTTTAATCAGCGCGCTCTCGTTAATGCCAACATTGGAGAAAAAGCTAAAGACGGCGCGACATTTGGAGTTTATGCTAGAGTCGATTTATTTGATTCAATGCCTTTTCCGCAAACGTTTGATAAATCTAACGTAGAAGCTCAAATGTTAATAGAACAACATACATTTTTTACTGCTAAAAACGCCCACGCACAACCCCCAGCACCTGGTGATATTGTCTGGGTTGATTGGATAGCTAAATCTGGTACGTATGACCAGTGGCGAGAACCAATATATATTGGCCGATTAGATGAAGACACCGGCGCAGGGACTTCGGCTTTAGGAAACGCGGCTAATAGTGCTGCCCGGGCATTTCGTAACCCGGCAGAACCAGGTTCTGCCGGCGGCGGTTCATCTTCTAGTACTGAAAAATATAAGGGTGGCTCTGGCGCGGTTGTACCGGTTAAATTAATCGATAATTCTAAATTTACCATTCACGGGATTGATACATCAGGTCACCAATGGAACAAACATCTGAAACATGAGGTTTTAGCAAAAGAACAAAAATTTCATATTGTCAAAATTTCGTACGGCCGTACTGGTGGTCAGGGAACAAAGCCAAAAAACATAATAGCTGATCGATTAGAACAAATCCGAGCTTCCGGAACATTGGCTGGTGTATATCATTTTTTGCGCCCAGAATGGGTTGAAATTCTAGATGATGGTACCAAGCCCTCTCCCGAAAGATGGGGAGAATTAGAAGCAAATAACTTTTTAAAACGTTATAATAAAGTAAAAAAACCTGGAGATTTGCCACCTATGTTAGACTTTGAAAAAGGTCATAAAAGGGACACTGGAGCCAAAGGACATAATATTAATATATTAGCAGCCATTGGATGGGCAAAAAAAGTTAAAAAAGAATTGGGTCTTACAAAAAAATTACTTCTTTATACAACGCTTCCTTCATGGAGTCATTACGGAACGAAGGCAGATAGAGAACTAATAAAACAATTGCCAGAATATTTTGATTTAGTATGGGCAGACTATGTACGAGAAAAGGGCCTGGCGAAGGACAAACGTGGTATTAGTAACAATACAGCTCTTTTACCTAGTTTTGATTTTAAAGATCTTTATCATGCTGTTAACATTGGTCTTCCATGGAATGAACCGGTCATTTGGCAGTGGACCGGATATGGTTACCTCCCGGGTCATCGATCACAGCACCGGCTCCACAAAATTGATAGAAATTTAATGAGGAAAGATTATTATCAACGTGTTTCTTTAACGCGTTGATATAAAAGTATAAATGCCAAAAAACAAGAAAGAACAAGTTGGATCGGATACAGCGGTATACAGTCATAAAGGCTATGCGCAGACTAATTTAAATGAAGAACTACCCACATATAATCGTGGAGAAAGCGAAAAGGTCACCGCCCATCCTAACGGTGCGTTAATTGTTCTGGGCCGCGACCGAGCCGCAGATGTTTCGACCGGTTACGGTGCAAAAGGTGACATCAAATGTGCCAGAATTGATTTAATTGCTGGGTTGGGAGGATACTCAGCTAAAGAAACAAACAATTCTGGCGCCGAGCTTTATTCTGATCCAAATTTCCTGACCGACGCCTCGCGATTGTATATGTCCCAGACATCAGACATTGATGATATTATGGGACTTAAAGCTGGCACAGTTGGGTTAGCAAAGAGACGTTCTGCAATTGGATTAAAAGCGGATGGCCTGCGCTTTGTCGCCCGGGAAGGCATTAAACTAGTAACAGGCATCGATGCAAAAGATTCGCAAGGCAACGATATATCTAAGGTGTCTGGTATCGATTTATGGGCCGGATGTGGAAGAGTTAAAGACAAATTAGAACCTCTTGTTAAAGGTAAAATAACACTAGAGTGTTTGGAGGAAATTGTGGAAGCAATAAACGATCTTAATGGTATTGTAAGTGGATTTTTATCCAGCCAGATGGAATACAACAAAACATTAGCTTATCATACGCATAATAGTCCGTTTTTTGGATATTTAACCACACCATCGGTTGACGCCATACAAGGTGGCATCAAATGTTTAACACGTCAATACAGTAAAACAAATGTTTCATTAATGAGTCATAAACAAAATTTAGTACAATTATCATCTGCATATTTAAATTCGCACGGCGAGGGATATATACTTAGCAGGTATAACAACACAAACTAATGGCAGATATTAAATCATTCTCAGGGTCTTATTATATTTCGTTCAACCAGTTCCAACGCGCTGTTGCAGAACTAAAATCTCCTTTTATTAGTTGGCAGAAAGACTTGGATAAAACTAAGTCAAAGACTGTCAGTCCTTCTTTTTCATTTACAGATCATTATTCTAAATTAGTTAAATTTATGGAGGCGCTTGAACATTCAGCCTATGGTTTAAATGATAAAAGTGTTTTAGAGTTTTTATACTCAAAAAACAAAGAACACATTGAAATTAGAAAAATACATGTAGAGAATTTAAAACCAAACACGCGTTTAGATCATCTTCCAATTATTACAATGGATGCTGATTTACACATCACTAAAATCACCCCCTTGCATTTGATAAAATCTGGTACAAAAACGGGTAAAAAAGATCTAATTGAAGAACGTAATATTGATAGTTTTTTGATACATGATAAAAATCTATATTTATTAATTCGTAATCTTCATAATCTAATTTTGTTTAATCCTAAAATTGCCAACAAAAAAGGTTTTAACTATGTGCAGTTTTTAAAGGAATATACAAAATATCCCAACATTAAATTAAATGAGGCTAAAACACCAGAAGCAAAATTAGAAAAGAATTTAACTAAAAAAATTAATAAAGAAAGTAATCTTAAATCTCGACTAACAGTTAGTAAAGAATCCGCCGTTTCAAATGATATCAAATCAATTAAATCGTGGATAGATTCGTATGATCCTAGCAGATTAGTCGTATCAGACAAAGATTACGAAAATCCTGATCAATTTCAATTTACTGAAGATGAACGAATCAACACAATATTAGATAAATTTGGCATTAAAACATTGTTTACAGATTTGATGGCTTGTATCAAACCAAGTACTTGGTTACAATTGTTGTGCGAAAAAGCAATCAAAGAAATTGGTATCATACACATGCTTGAAATATTTACTGAATCTGGTATTTTACAACAATTACGAGACTCATCAGCAGATCTTTCCAAAACTATAGATAATATATTGGCTAAAAAACAAATTAGCAGCAAAAGTTTTACAGATCTGTTAATAGAAAAGGCTGATATTGATAAAAGACAAGAATATGTCAAAGACGAAATCAAAGGTAATGTAATATTACAAGATGTTATTGAAAAAGCAGAAACGGCAACCGAAATAATTAGTAATTCACTCTATGAATTGGCCAAACACGATGAGTTGGCCACCATTGAAGTTACTGCGATAATGGCACAAGTTGGCGAATTTGCCGATCTAACCAATCGCTCATTCGCAATAGATACTGAGATTGAAAAGCTTAAGAATATAGAATTTGAGGCTTCTTTGACTATTAATTCCGATTTTTTGCAAGATGCGGGTGGTTCTTTTCAAGAGTTATCGGAACAATTTCAAAGTGCTATAGGCGCACTCGAAGATCCCAACTTAAGACAAAACATTTGTGATACAATATTAAACGCCGCCCCCTCTTTTGAAGGTCTGACTGATGTTGATGTTAATACCGATATTGATGTTGATTTTGAGTTTGAATTTAAACTACCAAAAGTCGAACGTCCTACAATGCCTAAAATACCCAAATTACCAACGGATGATATATATGCCTTTATAACAAAAGCAGTAAAACAAGCCGTTCAAGCCGCTATTGAAGCAATTATCCTTGTTTTAGTAGAACAATTATTATCGTCTTTGTTGGAAGCATGCACTGATTTGAAAGATGATTTGATTAGTAGCCTCCGTGATGATGAAGTTGACTCACCAAATGATTCATTAGCAGAAGATTTTCTAGATGACGAATTTCCAAACGAATCATCTATGGATTTGGCAGCTTCGGCTGTTGCTTTAGATGCTGAATTATTAAATGAGTTTGTGGCAGACATGGCAGCTATACTATCGCCGGTCGAGTTATGTATGTTGTTAAAAAACGAGTTACCCAGAGCAGGCAGACTCATGACAGAAAAGGTTTTGAAAGCCAGACACCCATCGATATCAGAAAAACTAAGTGAGCCCAAAGAAATATTTGCCGTGATGGACACAGTTGGGCGTTTGTTGGGACCAATTTTCAACGACATTTTTTCAACGACATTTAATTCTTATAGTACTGCGGTAGATTTGTGCAAAGACCCAAACCCAGCCTCCCGGGATCTACGTTGTAAACTATTGGAAAACGTATTAACAGACGAAGAATGTGAACAAGAATTCGAAGAATTAAAAGCAACTCTTAAAAAAGAAGAAGACGATATCATGCGCCGTATGATTGATACTTTAGTTAATTCTGATAGTCTGTTTGATGAATTACGAGAACAACTAGCAGATCCATATTGTGATAAAGGTTCCACTCAACCAGTATTTCCAAAAAATGGCCCACACAAAGATTTACTTGATTTAACTCTTCGCACAGCCCTAGAACCGGTTGAGGTGGCCTTTGTCTCAGATATTAAATCATTTAAAAACAAAGCTGCACTACTTGACGCATCCCAAGTTATGCCCAATCCAGAAAATAAAGAGGCACCAATTGAAATTAATAAAGGTGAATTTGATTTTGCAGCTTTGAAAATAAAACCAACATATGCTGATGTATTAATGGCGCAAATCCACACTGTAAAGTTAGACCAACCAACGTTGGTCACAAATGAAAACGATTTTGTTTCTACATACGAAATTACGCGTGGAGAAGCTGAAAACGTAACTAAAACGGTTAACAAAGTGATACCATTAGCTAATGGCAATAGTTTGTTTTTTGTACAAAACGATATTAACGAAGAATCTATAGATTTGGTCATGGCGTGCGAAATTAGCCCAACAGACGGTATTGTCTTCACTCGCTATGGAATTGTCGCACAAGAATTGCTTGAAAAAGCAGAATTAGATATCCAAGCCGGGATAGTTTCCCCCAATAATGATTATTTAGACAAATATAGAAATACGCTTTGGGGCTCATTCGGGGATTTACATACTCTTCCTAGTAATATTATTAGAGAGTTACACACAGCGCTCCAAAGAAACATTCATGGCGTATTATTGCAACACAATATAGGTGTTATCAGTGGTCCTGCGTTTTTGCAGATGGTAGAACTTTTAATTCCAAAAACAGTTTGGGATAAAGAATGTAATTTAGATCCAAAAGCTGGTCGAATCGACCACACACCACTTCTTGTTCAAAAGGCTGTAACCGACAGCCTTGCTGAAATTTGTCCGAACCCTGCTTTTGCTACACCAGAAAACAATGATTTTGAAAACTCAGTAGAACAAAAATATGTTGATATTATGATTCGTCTATACATTGTAGATTTTGTTTTCAGAACTCTACCAATTATTAAATTTGCTTATTCTAGAGATATGTTCGACAACGACTACGTTGCCGCAGCGATTACCGGGTATATGCGTACAGACCTTATTAATCGATCCAAAAAGAAAGTTTTTACCGGCAAGGGTGAATTAAGTAAAAAAACATATTTTACAGAAGTAGTTCGAATTCTTCGTACTGATGAAGATGAGTCTGAAGATTCAATTGAGATTTTGACTAGACGTGTTAGAAAAGAATTAGCCACAATTAATGATAAGTTTATTGATATAGCTGAATTAGTTTTTGAAGATGATCCTGTGGCAATAGATTTTAACCATTCGGTGTTGGAACAGTTTGACAACATTCCAATTATTACAGACAATACTGAAGGTTATTTTTATGATTATAAAAACGCAACAGTACCCGGGTTTTTCGGAGAAACGACTGGAGAAACGAGAATTAAAACAAGTAAGGCAATCAACCTGTATAAAACTTCGGTTGGTAACACTGGTTTAGAAATTGATGAGTATGATTGGTTCCACAAAGGTTTGAAAGACAGTCTTAATGTACAAGAACCATACAAATATTATGAGAAATTTAGTAATTTGTTCTTGGGTGCGTCTTTTGCGTATCAATATTTTACACAAACAATCGATAATGATGGCAATATTATGGTATATCCATATGGAATCAACACAGATACATTCGATCCTGCGCTGACAATATCTTATGGAAGCAGACTAGTGATGGTGGTTTTAGATGACCACGCATCCAATTCTACAAAAATCTTTATGGACGCAGCCAAAACAGCCACATCACCAGAATTAAAACTTTACACAGTTAACGATTTAAATGCCGCCCAAAAAGCAAAGTTAACAACGTCAGAGTTTTCCGCTGTTGATGTTAATAATGACGGGCCGGTTTTCTTACAACCATTGTTCGAATATACACAACCCAACAAACCGGCAGAAAAAGAAGAATTATTAACTCAACTAATCGACACACCGGGTTTTTCGGAATATTTCTTGGATTATAAACACATTGATTTGGAATTGTTTTGGTTTATGCATCTTTTGAATGTACATGAGTATGTTGGTGACGCCATGCCGTTATATGATAAGGTGTTTAATAATACTAAAGGCCTTTTGATGGAAAGCTTTTTCTCTGTAATACATTCCTCAGAGATTAGGAGTGACTTGGACGCGGGTGAGTCTTTATTAACCAAGCTGCAGGCTGCAGAGAATGATGTAACGAATTTTGTACACGGTCTTAAACCAGATCTGCAAAGTATGTACGAAGAAACACCATTTTTGTTAATGAAGGGTGTTGCCGATTTAATTGATCCATTTTGGGAAGTTTTCCCAGCAACAATATTTGGTTTAGTAGCTAAAGCTTTGGATAACGATTTTAACAACAAAACACCAGAAGAACAACAAGCATTAGATGACAAAAAGAAAGATCTTAATTGTCCCGAAGAAACTAATTAAGTAAGAATGAGCGGATTATCAGTTAAATTACCAATTCAGATCGATTCAAATGACGGATACTCGTTAAATAAGAACTTCGTTGCGTTGATCAGACAAAATTTTAGAATGTTACTTCTTACCGTGCCCGGGGAACGTATTATGAACCCGGATTTTGGTGTGGGATTAAAACGTTATTTGTTTGAGCAAGATACAGACTCGTTAAAAGCAGAAATTTCTGGTAGAATTAATAGTCAGGTTTCCAAGTACATGGATTATATCGATGTTTTGAACATTAATATCGATACAGGCGATCCATCGATAAACGACGCCGAATCGTATATATACTATATATCAATTCGGTTTTATGTCAAACCTCTTAATATTACAGAAATTTTAAATTTGGAGATTAGCTAATGGACAAAAAATTAGTCCCGATTAAATATACTAGTAGAGATTTTAATGCTATTAAACAAGATTTAGTAGAGTACGCCAAGCGTTATTACCCGGATTCTTATAAAGATTTTTCTGAGGCAGGCTTCGGCGCATTGATGACAGACATGGTAGCCTATGTGGGCGATATCCTATCTTTTTACATGGATTATCAAACAAACGAAAGTTATCTAGATACCAGCGTCGAATATAATAACATCGTGCGCCACGGCGAATCACTGGGTCACAAATTTACCACAAACCCTTCGTCACACGGAATTGTTGATATCTATGTATTAATTCCAGCCAATGCAAATGGAATTGGTGTTGATATTGATTATTACCCAATAATGAGAAAGGGTAGCACCTTCCGAACTAGTACTGGAAACAGTTTTGTTTTGTTAAACGATATTGATTTCAACGCAGTCGGCGTCGAGACAACTGTTGCGCGAGTATCTACCACAACCGGCGCACCAACCTATTATGCTCTCCGAGCCAAAGGTGTGGTTGTATCCGGCGCAGTTGCTAGAGCTTCAATCACAGTTGGTGATTTCGAACGGTTCAAAAAAGTAAGAGTTCCCGGTAGTAATATTGCCGAAATCCTATCTGTCTCTGATTCTGATGGCCGTGACTATTTTGAAGTAAGATATTTATCGCAAGATGTTGTGTACGTGCCCGCAGTAAATCGCGGCGCAGATAAATCAACAGTTACTTCGGTACTTAAACCAGTTGTTGTACCTCGTAGGTTTGTAGTAAAACGTGAGCTGGGAGATTTATATTTACAGTTTGGTCACGGATCGGAAGCCAGTCTGACAACAGACACCATTAAAGATCCATCAGAAGTTGTGTTGCAAAAACATGGAAAAAATTATGTTACAGATGCAGAGTTTGACCCGTGGAATTTGTTATCGACAGAACAATTGGGTATAAGTCCATCTAGTACGACATTGGAAATTGCTTATAGAGTTAACACTAGTGGTAATGTAAACGCCGCAGCCGGAAGTATTAACTCGGTATCCGATGCCAAACTAGATTTTCCCGCAGCCGTAGAAGGCGCGGTACTCGCCCCGGGACACATTTCTATAATAATTAACTCAATTGAGGTTTCTAACGTAGACCCGGTTTTGGGAGATATAAGTTTACCGACACCCCAAGAGTTAAAATTCAGAATTCAGAATTCTTTTGCCGCTCAAAGTCGAGCCGTTACAGATAAAGACTATGAAAGTGTAATCTATAATATGCCGCCCGAATACGGCGCTGTCAAACGCGTAAAGATTGTACAGGATAAAGATTCGTTCAAACGTAACTTAAATATTTACATATTATCTGAAAATTTTGACACTACTTTTGCAACGTCAACAAGTACTTTGAAAAACAATTTAAAAGTTTGGCTCGCACAGTATAAAATGATAAATGATACAATCGACATACTCGACGGCCACATAATTAATTTGGGTGTTGAATTCGAACTAATCGCTAAAGAGAACAATAACAAACATAGAGTACACAATTTGGCAATCGCGACATTAAAAAACAAATTAGCTCAAAAAATGTATATTGGTGAACCACTGGTTATAACAGATATATACCAAGCGCTGAATCGAGTAGATGGGGTTTCTGATACAACAAAAGTACGAATCTTTAAAAAGGATGGGACAAGTTATTCTTCAAACCTTTTCGATGTTGACAGTAATTTTACTAGTGATGGACGTATGCTTCAGTGTCCCAAAAACGCCGTGTTTGAATTTAAATTTCCAGATGCAGATATCATAGGGGCAGTAAAATAATGGCTATTAAAAGATACGTAGCGAATAAAGACACAACAATAACAAATGCCTATAAACCCGGAATGTTGGTCCGAGGAACTGGTTCTAATATGGGTTTGGCAGACTCTATGGAAATATTTTCTATTTATGGCCAGCAATCAGCTACCTCATCAGAACTTTCTAGAGGATTAATTCAATTCCAAGATAATGAAATTCAAACAGATCGAACTGCTGGAGATATCCCAGCGTCAGGCAGCGTAAACTTTTATCTTCGTCTTTTTAACGCAAAACACCCATTTACATTGCCCAAAAGTTATACTTTGGGTGTACACCCGGTTAACGCTAGTTGGGAAGAAGGCCATGGCGTCGATGTTGATGGATATACTCATCTTACATACGACACAGAAGGAGCTAGTTGGCTTCGCCGCCAAGCATCCACTTCATGGACAGACATTGGTGGAGATTACGATCACAATAGAGAGTTATTTGATACATTTGATACCGGTGAAGAAGATTTAGAAATTGATATTACAGAATGGGTAGAAGAGTGGTTAACTGGATCGATAGCTAACAACGGATTACTTCTTAAACTGTCAGGCAGTCAAGAAGCCGCTTATACCGGTTCTGCAGACGGACTTCAAATTATAAACACCACCGGTTCTGTCACAAACTATTATACTAAAAAGTTCTTTTCCCGGGGCACCGAGTTTTGGTTTAAACGACCCGTAATTGAAGCCCGATGGGATTCGACAGTATTAGACGACCGGGGTAATTTTTATAGCAGTCATTCAGCCGCGCCTGCATCCTACAACGATAATACAATTTACATGTATAACTATTTTGGGAACTCACTGGTTAATATTCCAGACATTGGTACTGGTGCAATTTATGTAAGACTTTATGTTGCAGAAGAAAATGGAGCCAGTTTGACCACAATGGTAACCGGTGGGTATGTTTCTACCGGCATTTACTCTGCTACTTTAGCTTTGGCAGCAACAGCTAGTCAAGTATACGACCGGTGGTTTAATTCTGCAGAAACAGTTTGTTATCATACCGGTACGATTGATATTAAATTTGCTAAACCAAGCAACGCTAATCCAGATCGATCATATATAACCAATATTACTAACTTAAAGCCTAATTACCATGCGCACGAAACTGCACGTTTCCGTGTGTACACGCGCAAAAAAGATTGGAACCCGACTCTTTATAAAAAGGCCCGTAATAATGTATCTCGGAACCTTGTTGAAGTTGGTTATTACAGACTTAAACGCGTGATTGACGACTGCACAGTTGTTGCATATGGCACAGGTTCAACGGCTCATACAAAATTGTCATATGATACCAGTGGTAGCTATTTTGATTTTGATATGAAAATGTTAGAACCGGGATACATGTACGAAGTCGATTTTGTGTATGATATTAACGGCAGAAACGAGCAACAACCGGAACGTTTTAAATTTAGAGTAAAAGAGTAAGTTAAATGTCACTAAAGAATTTGTTTTCAAAAAAAGTACTCCCTGCTAGTTCTATCGATGATGTTGGGGACGAAGTTGAATCAAAAAGATTTGTTGACGCCAAAGAACAAAGTTTCGAAGAATATATCCCTCATGTTGATTATTCAAACCCAGCAAACTTTAGTTTTTATGGCTCAGCCCGCCAATATTATGAAGATGCCACTGAGCATATTCTAGTAACATATCCATATGACGGTTCTCGTACAGAAAGACTGGAATGGGAACTTAGCGCATCCGCATTAGACTTATGGATTCTAGAAAACAAATGGCCAAGAACCGCAGGACACATCCAATTTGGGGCTGGTGTCGGTTGGGGCGATCAAACTTCTATATCTGATGGCTATGGTAATCCAGAAACCAAAGAATATATCTATATTAAAGGTGGTCCGAACGTTGATAATATCTTTGATCAAAGTAATTCTAGAGAATCAAACCTTAAACTTGACGGCGCAACTGGAAATACTGTAGAATTCTGGCTTAAAAAAGATGTAACACTTGAAGGCGGAACAACGAACAGGGAAGTTATATTCGATGTGTATAACACAGGAAGTTCAGAGGGTAATCCTGATTATGGTAGGTTTAGAGTAGAAGTCTCCGGTTCCGTACCGTTTCTAATATCATACGAGTCGGGTAGCGCGGGCTTTGTCGATGCGCAATTGGGCAGCGGTATTGGTGGAAACATGACCGATGGTGAATGGCACCATTATGCCATTGTAGCGTTTAATACAGGCAGCACAGTTGAAACAGTGCTTTACGTAGACGGCGAATACAACGATTCTTTTACTAGTGGATCTGTTGTCAATTATTTAAGTGGAGCCATGGTAGCTACCATCGGCGCATTGGCAGCAGCACCAAGCGGTTCAGCCACACCCGGGTTGGGTTGGGGCAAAATGTCCGGTTCTTTGGACGAGTTCCGATTTTGGACCGCCAAACGAACAGCAAAAGAAATTGGTAGATATTATAGAACGCAGGTCGGCGGCGGCACAAACATTGATGAAGCTAATACCGCGTTGGGTGTATATTACAAATTTAATGAAGGAATAAGCGGGAATAGCACTACCGACGCGGTTGTTTTAGATTATTCTGGTCGCGTTTCAAACGGAGCGTGGACAGGTTATGCAAATGGGTTACGCCACACAGCCAGCGCGATGATCGATTCTCTGGCAGCAGAAAACGAATTCTTAGATCCAATATTACGTTCTACAAACAACGAAGTTGTTACCCTCCGCGCGAACCTATATGAATCTGGAACAGCGCACGACATGCAAAACCCAGCTAGCTTATATGGCTCGGTACCAAGTTGGATTACTGAAGACGAATTCGAATTAGACGGTAAATCACTTAAAAAACTAGTACAAATTATGGCCAGTTATTTCGACACTGCGCAGCTTCAAATACGTGATATGCCTCATTTGAAAAACGCGGATTATTCTACCTCGTCTGCCGCACTATCTCCATTTAACGACCGTAATTTGATGCACCATGGTTTTAATACACAAGAATTGTTTGCAGATTCTACAGCTTTGGAAAGATATCTTAATCGTACAGAAACAGAATTATTTGAGGCGCAATTAGAAGATGCCAAACGTCGTATCTATGAGAATATTTACAACAACCTAACACATATTTATAAATCTAAAGGTACAGACAAAGCTTTTAGAAACTTATTACGTTGTTTCGGTATTAATAGTGATGTAGTTGATTTGGTTATTTATCCCAACAATACAGAATTTCGTATTGAAGATACATATACAACCCACGCACACAAAACAAAGTTTATTAACTTCAACGATGCCGATCGTCATGACTCGACAATTTATCAACAAACATCCAGTGCTGGCGATGCAGACCAAGGAAATTATTTATCTGCCTCGTTTGACGATGCTACTAGTTTCACAGTAGAAACACACATAATCTTTCCCAAAAAGGGCAGTCCTGCTGATACAAATTATTTAGATTACCGCCAGCACACATCTTCTCTTTTTGGCATGCACACAGCCAGAGCAGACGAAGGAGATTTAGAATGGGCCACTAGCGATGATGCGACTTTCCAAGTACATGTTACTAGGGATGTTCTTACACACGACCCAATCTCGGGCCTAGGATTGACGGAGAGGGACGTACGCTTTGTATTTACATCTAGCGTAAACGGAATTCCGACACTTACTAGTGACCTGTTTGCTGAAGTATATGATAATAATCGATGGGCAGTTTCTGTCAGCATGCGTCCTCAAGAATGGCCGTTTGCGGCAGAGGCCAACAACAATACAAATCAACCCTATATTGTAGAATTCTACGGTGTCAATGTAATACAAGACACTGTACAGAACAGTTTCTTTGTAACCGGTTCTGTACCGTATGCGTCAGGCTCAGCCTTTATGACTGCGCACAAACGTTTATATGCAGGCGCGCATTACCAAGACTTTACCGGCAGTTTGATTGACCAAACCGATGTTAAACTTGGACAGGTAGCTGCATGGTTAGATTACATACCAACAGGAACAGTGTTATATCACGCATATAACCCAGCACATTATGGCCGTCGCCAGCCTGATCAAAACGCGTATGTCTATGAAAACACTGGCGATATTTATATTCCACGAAACGACACTATAGCTCTTTTGTGGGATTTTAACAACATTACCGGCTCTGGTGAGAGCAGTGACGGACTCCCAACAACCAGTGATGCTACCTTCGTTGTTGACGACATGATTTCTGGTTCAGTAGCTACCGGCGCGCGTTATGGCTGGGTTGGAGATATTGTGAGTAAACAATACCCGGGTAAGGGAGATTTATTCTTACCAAATGATGATGTTGCCAGCACAGAATATTTGCATGCGTTACGTATGTCGTTTCCGGAAGAATTACAAAACACTAGTTTAATTAAAATCTTAGAACAAGACGATTTAGCTTTTACAAGAGATAGTCTACCAATCAATTACTTCTTTTCTTTAGAAAAAAGCATGCAACGCGTAATTTCACGTGAAATGATGAAGATGTTTGCTACGGTGAAAGACTTTAGTAATCTAATAGGTGAGCCTGTAAACAAATATCGTCATAGCTACAAAGCCATGGAAAAACTTCGTGTCCGCTTCTTCGAAACCGTAAACAACACACCCGATATGGAAACCTTCTTTACATTCTATCGATGGATTGACTCAGCAGTTTCACAAATGGTTACAGAATTAGTACCGGCATCAGCGAGATTTTCTGATAAAATTGGAAATATCATTGAAAGTCACGTATTAGAGCGAAGCAAATATGTGCATAAATTCCCGACTCTAGAACTTAAAACGTCAGATCCTGAAGGTGGTTTGGTCGGTATTAACAGACACTTGTATAATTGGAAAGAAGGCCACGCGCCTTTAAGTGGTGAACAAAACGATAATGGTTATTGGTGGTGGCAGCAAGCTCGCCGTAATAACGAAACTTTTGAAGATACAGCAATTCACCAAGCACATCGAAAACTATATTTTAGTAGTTCTTTAGACGCATTAGAACGAAGTTGGACAACCCCATATAAATATTCTGCAGATGGCGAGACAATGTATAATCTCGTCGGTGGTGTAAATTATCATAGAAACAAAAAACCTAATCTAGTAATCGATGAAGTAAGATCTGGTAAAACACTAACAATTAGCAGCCCCGCATATACGGCAGAACGTTCGGATAATAATGATGAAGATTCTAAACGTGTTGCACCCAACAAAAAGTTTGCTGTACCGGTTAAACCTGATATTTTGGTGGCACAAATTAATCCAACTGGCCATGATGAATATTTACAAGGTAAGCATTTAATATTAGCGCCATTTAAAATTCAACCAATGCTTCAAGCCGACGCTGGCGGATATTCAGAACAAGTAATTTCGGGTTCTTTGGCTCAAGACAGAGAAATAGGACCGTATCAAATACCAAACATTGTTAATCTCCACAACAACGTCGCAGGCCATAACGAAGTACCAATGCAGTCTCCGTTTACTAGAGAATATAATGGCGGTTGGACACACAGAAACCAAGATCACGAAACCCGATTAACAGTAGTAACTGGTGATCCATTAGATGGTAGAATCGAAGCGTGGCATTTAGAATTAGTTGGTGGAACCGGCTCGTTTTCACAACCACACAACAGAATGGCAAAAACTAGATGGAATGGACCGTCTACACACGTTAACATCAGAAATATTAAAACAGTTCAGTCAGCTTATCCGGAAATGGGCAACTATTCAAACCAGTATGAATTTTTCCAAACAACCGGTAGAAAATTCCAAAACAGAGCGTTTGTTAAAAGCGAAGGGTTCACATATCAAGCAGCAGAATCTCTATTTGTTTCTGGCATTATTGATTTTACATTGCCAGATCGTACCGGCAGCACAAATCAACATATTTTCGTAGAAAGATTTTCAGCACCCGGTGGAGCAGAAGTACTTTCATTAGGTTTCCTAGACTTCATTTCGGGTGAGTATGCCGTTCACAATGCATTACCATGGCGAAATTTAACAGTTAGAGAAGCTTTAAACTCTTGGCACGGCGACCACGCTAATCAATTTGGTTATTATTCAGATTACCGTACGGCAGAAGATTTCGAAAATGCTTCATGGAGCCCAACATATAATGGGTTTTCAGCATCAGCAACCGCCGCCAATTATGATGGAATGGCCAGTTATCATAAAGTTAATCGTAACTCACAACATAGACTGTCATTAATTGATGAATTATCAGAAGACACTCAAATTGTACAGAAATATGATAATTGGTTTATTCAACACGCAATTCCAGCTAGTGATATTCAATATGCATGGATTACTGCTAGCGCAGAAACCTTCTTAGGATTTTCTACCAATAACCCGGTACCAAGTGCTTATGTCACAGGTTCTGGTATTGTGTTTAGTTCGCATTCACATGTTGAAACTAATGACGGGTTGTTACATGTAGATTACGTCGGATTGAATACTTTGGTTCACCAGTCAATCCTTACTGACAATATTACTTTAGCTGGGCCTTCTGGTTCACAAACGGATTTATCTGAATTTAATAATCCTACAATTGGTACATTAGAAGCTACACCTGAAGACCTTTTGAACGGTTTGATTAGTCATAGACAAGGCCCGTACGGTTGGCCAAGTTGGAAACAAATACGTCCGACACACAACGCGTTGGTAAGACACTTACGTAAAAACAACAAATTAGCCTTAGTAACTGGAAAACAATCAAAAAACACCAAGGGTATTGTTGAACAATCGGTTTCATTATATGATGAGCCTGCGGTAACTTTCCGCAATTTAGTTATGACTCACGAAATGAAAGTAGCCGATGAACAAGGTCGATTAAACGACTTCGAAATTGATCACACGTATGCTAATATGTTACAATCATTTGCCAATACAGAATTGGTTAATGGATTGAATACTCATATTTCACCAGATCAAACTGTATACGAAGATTTGAAGCAAATATATTTGGATGAAACAATTGACGAAACAACACCACAGCTTTCAAAAATAACTTATCGTGATACAATTTATCCGCGAGAAATTAACGTCGGACTTGAAAATACAAGAGCCCGCACAAACTATGAAGTAACATGGTGGTCTGCCAGCGTAATTGACAGACAAGAGATTGATTTGGTAAATAGTTTTGGAGAGACAGTGACTAAAAGCAGTATCTGGCCTCTTGACCCCCGCGCAAATTATACAACAACTAGCTCACACGCGTTTGCTGGTGAGGACGGCGCGGGATCGTTACTCAACATACACACAATTTATCACGGCGGCACCCCCGGAGATATGATTCCCGGGCCATTATATTGCCGACCATTTTCAGGCTCGTTTGTTGCTACAGGCGCTAACGTGCTTTGGAACGGCGCGTTTTGGGATCTAACCCGAACACCAACTGTTCATTACGATACGTATCGTGAACACCTAGATAGTTTGGTGGTCGATCAATCTTTGATTCCGGAATATATTATGTCCAAACACGTTGATGATATGATCGCATCTAATAATAACAAATATGTGGACGGGTTTTTGACACTATCAGGTGCAGCGGACTTAGATGCCAGTGACCAAACCGGGTTTTATAATACGTATTCCAATTCAGATTTTATGAAACACATTGCTGAGATTGTTGATGATCACAAAGATTCAATTATTAAACCAACCCAATTAACATTACGTTGTAAGGCAACCAAAAAATTTATACCATATCACGGGTTTTACCCAGTGCAACGTACATTAGACTTAGCGAAACTTTTTCATGATGACTATCTTTCCACGCGTGTTGATGTAACTAACTGGGACGGTTTCGAAAAGAGAACACTTAGTAAACCATTTTTTACACCCGGGATATTGTACAATTCTATTAAAGCCGGAATGGCGGTAGATTGGCCGGTCTTTACTTCAGATCCTACCGATAGTTTTAAGGAAATGCCTACTGATTCCGGTAATTATCATCTTTGGGGGATAACATCGTCCACCGAAGCTTCGTGGGGAGACAATCGTTATAACGACCGACTTCCATTCGAAAGTCTTTTGACACCAGAAAATTATATCCCGAATCTGCTTTATGATGATGAGCCAGATCCCAACGCGCAAGGGGCATATTTTACTTCGGTTAATTGGGAACAAAGAGGTAACGTTAGTAGTAAAAAATATAAGTTAGCTATTAATAACTTCTTGGCTGAAACAATGAATATGTTTTTAGCCAAAGGTCGTCCGACCGTATTGGTGTCAAAAGCAGAAAATGATACAAATTTTGGTATTGTACAGCCTTCTACGACTTACAAACTTAGAATATATTTAGCGAATACTCCATCGCGTGCTTTGTCGGCTTGGCCAAACCGATTTACAACTTATAAGCAAGCTGGCGCTTTTGGTATTCCACTTCAATACGGTGCAACTGATGCGGCTTTGGGTTTGGGATATCATGGTCACACACCGGTTACATATAATATGATAGACCCGTCACAAGGCGGCAATAAGTTTGGTGATTCGATATATCCTTCTTATGGCTATGTCGATATTGAATTTACTAGCGATTCTAGTACTAGTAAATATACTTTAGATCAAATACTGAATGGTTCGACCAAAACATACCGCCGCGCCCCGACCGACACTTCCGATTATGGTATATCAACCGGTGATAAATCTGTTATGCAAATCACCGGCTCTTTGGTGATAGATAAAACATTAAATATTTCCACAAATGAATACAATGCGCTCACCGGGTTACCCGAGGTGACGAAAAATTCTACCACAGCCGTTCGCGCGTGGGCAATCCATCCGCGTTTCGAAACCCCAATGCTGAATTTTGCCAGTATTACCAACGTTAACCCACCAGATACTGTCCCGAATTTTGGTTCGGCATATGCTGGTATGTGGCACCAACAAGGTGTTTATGAAGCCGATGCTGACGAAAATGCTGGTATATTTATTACTATAGCTGATGTAACCGGTTCTGAATCGTTAGCCGACGTTGTAGGTTTCCAGAAAAATACAGCAGTCCGTTTGGGCCGAGTACCACAAGACGGCCAACGTTGTTTAGCTGAAGCTATTGTGGCTGTACCGTTTGTTGAAGAACATCGTACTAAGAGTTTTATCAACATCGACAGACGATATATTGATAACGCTGAAGTTATGATTGTTGGAAATCAATTACCGGAATCGTTTAAATTATTTAGACCAGAACCTTCAACGGTTGATATGGTTAAAAAAATGCAAAAGTATGTTATTCCCCCACATATGGACTTCTTAAAAGATAAAACTATATCTCCGTTTGTAATGTATATGTTTGAATTCGAACAAAAACTAACGCAAACAGATTTATTAAATATTTGGCAAAACAGTTCTCCAGAAATACACGACACTTTAGAATTTGTTGAAGCTTCTATTTCGCATTCGACTCTTAAAGGTCAATTCATTAAAAACAATAAAATTGCAGACAATGTGCGTTGGATGGTGTTCAAAGTTAAAAAACGCGCCGCCACAAATTACGAAGCAATCATTGATCCAAGTAAAGATCGATTTGCAACCACATTTGACATTGACGGTGACGGTAAGATCGATGATAATTTGGCTACATATAACTGGCCTCACGACTTTTATTCTTTGATAGAATATGCTAAAATAGAAGCAGAGGTTGAATTGCGCCCAACTAAAGAAAGCTTACAAGAGGATCCCGATACCGGCGAGGTTGTCGAAGTAACAACTCCAGAAACTGCTGCACCCACTACCAAACCTAGAGTTACGCCACGTCTTACTCCACCAACAAATAATTTTGTTGATACGACGTTGGTTAATACAGTGACTCCGGTTCCACTAGCTAGTGTTATAGAAACACTTCCAACTGCGCCAATTGGCGGGTTACTACCATCTGTGCAACAAGAGTTTCAAAACGAACTTTCAAATTCGACAGTTGGTAATATCGCGGCAACGGTTACAACAAAAAAGAAATCTAAGAAAAAGAAATCAAATGTTCCGGGTGGAACAGTTAGCGTAAACCCGAATAAAGGAATCAAAGGAAATATTCTAAAGTAGTAATTACTTATAATGAGTTTTTTTAATCCCAAAGAAGATGTACTAGACATACAATTGACGCAGCATGGTAAACGCCTGTTAGCCAAGGGCAAACTTCGTCCAAAATATTATGCTTTCTATGATGATGACATTTTATATGATAAACGTCACATCGATTCAACTGCTGTAGAAGAACAAAATGATGTTAAACAACGAATCCTAGATGAAACGCCTAGGCTAAAAACTCAGTATGAATTTTTAGGAATTCAATCGAACTTTCAACGAAACATCCCAGAAAATCAAAGATTTGATAGGTTTGATTATGAAATAGAAGGAACAATTCACAAAATTTTAACACTGGACAACCATTCTAGTGAATATACAGAACAGAACAATTATGGGCTGTATAGTCCTTTGGGTGTACGTTCTGTTAATAATAAAGACGAGAATCAAAAACAACCAAGATATACGTTAGAGTTTTTAGAAGGTACACTTTCTGGTTCAACACAGTTTATGACGGCATCAAATAGACCGACAATTAAAACACCACAAATAGAAGCAGATATAACAGTGAATACGATGAAGGTGTATCCACATACAACTAAAAAATACTTTGATAATTTCTTTGGTGATATAAAAATTTGGCACCCGGGCATCGAATGGGATGAATATATATTGGTATTAGTAGATTCAGCTTTCGAAAATGAAGATGAGTCTTATGTTTTTGTAGATCCACAATATTTAATTATTGATATTGGTGAGTCTCAAGTTGATATATCAAATGAATTTGAGATTGAAATATTTGAAATTGAACAAAGAAATGGTGATGAATTTTTGAAACAACTTAAATTTTTAACAACCCCGAGTCCTATAAAAGATGGTTTATTATTATCTTCTAAAGAATACGATGAATTATATTCTAGAGATTTAGAAGCTATGGGAGAAAAAAAGAACGACGCTGGGGTTGTTGATAACTATTTTAATGTTGTAGTCGATGATGAAATTGACAGCGAATATCTAAAGTTTTTGACTGGACAACTTACTGAACAAGAATATTATGGTAATAATGGTTCATCCCGTTTCAATAATGATTCGTCGCGAGGAACAGTTAGAGCGGATACGAATGTATATAAAAACATTGATGGTAAGGCAGAATTTGACTTGGAGGACTGTTAATGAGTCTCGTACAAGAATTAATTGGTGAAGTGGTCCCGCGCCCATATGTAAAAAAAATATCTTTAAGTACCCTTCAACCATTGGGTCGTTTTGCCCCACCAGAGCAAGAAGAAACACAAGTGGATGTACAGATTGTGTTTAAAGATATAGTTGAAGCCGGATTAGAACAATTCTGGCTAGACAATTCTGGCAAAAACAAGAGCGATTTTAATTGGTTAAACGCCGCCCTATTTGTATTTACAGATTCTGTTAAGAAAAACCAATTTGTTGGCAGTAATGCCTTCTTTTTTAAAAGCCCGATTTGGGAAAAAAGCTTTCTAAGTAGTTCGTATAAAACAGACGATATTCAAGCCCACAAACTCAAATTTGTTGGATTAACAGCCGTTAACGCAAAACCAATAATCGAACAAACAGACGATCCAAGTACTGTAGCTACTGAATATGAAATTAACTTTGAGGTCAGTTTTAAACTAACCGGTCCTATTACTGATTTACATATTGCAGCAATTTCTGCATACAATATGCCAGAAGAATTAACGAACGCACTTGGAGTAACCCCAATAGAAAGACAAGAGCTTCTACGTGAGAGTGCCGAGTTTCTTTATGAAGATATATTTGTTGATGGCAAACTAGTGGCATTGGCCAATGTATTTCAATTAGAAACGGGTGAGGTTTGGACCGGTGGTGTTCATTACGATCGTGTGAAAGGACAATATTATACAGGTTCCAGTCCGAAATCAAACAAACAATTGTTAATTGCGACTCAAGTACAAAACAATACGATTGTTGATAATCGTCATATTGAACGTATATTAGACAGGGTTGTAGATTTTACTAATTTGGAAAATCAATTGTCCAAATTTACTATGAGTACTCACCAAGAACCAAAAAGAAAGCCAGCAATATTTTCAAAATTGTTTTTGACCGAGTTAGAAGACGAATCTTCTCGCATGTACTTTTCCATTAATTATTTTGAAGCACTTAAAAGTGCCAGCCAATGGCCGTGGCTTTTCGAAAACCCGGTAGCCAGAGCAGAGATATTAAAGCTTTCTAAGATTAGAAAATTAATGTTGGTGAAAAAAAGAGTCTCGGCGTATGACTATGACTTTAGTTTTGAAGATAATGGTGATGAACTAGTGCTGTTAGACGCGACCGACCAAAGAAATTTTCCAATGATTGACCCGTCGAACCAGAATGGACTAAAAATCAGAGAAATAACTGATGACATATTTACATATGATCCCAACGCGTTCAAACTAAAAGAACGTTCATTTACAGCTATAGACCAAACTGCAGCAGATGACCTTCGTGGTATTTATCGATACTTTTTAACTCTAGATGTGGAAGACGGCGCACATCGATACCTGTTGGGCAAAAGAAACGCGTTGTTACATTCTATTGCAGAGTTTGAAGAATACGCGTGCCTCGCCGCACGGCCCGAAAACTTTAATTATCTAGCAGATAAATATAGAAGCGGGTCTTGGATTAAGGCTTTTAAGGAGATTGAAGAGAAAAAGATTTGGGATAAACTCAGTTCAGAAATCGTAACATTGGTTCAATTTCTTTCCGGAAAAACCGACATTATGTTGTTTGGTTTAGATCGATCTCAATTAATCAAAGCCTTGGCCAAAATAGCTCACCCTCGCTCTGGTAGTCCTACCGGCAATGACCGACTACTAGCAATTGCTAATTTAATTGCTACTAAAATCGAAAACCTATTAGGAAGTAACACAAAATCTAGAGTTGGAAATCTAGAAAAGGTGGGAAAGAAACAACAATTCCCCACACGGACAACTCGTTATGTACACGGATTTAATGAGGTTTTGAATTTAGATGATGAACCTAATGTTGGGTATTCGTATTTTACAAACATCGATCTTAATGATGGGTTGCCGGTGATTAAAGAATCGGCTTATAGAAATCGAGTAAAACAAGAAACAACAAAGTATTTTTCTACTTTTAATCCATTGTTTAGACTTTCTAATTTTCCTGATTATTCTGAAGCTTTGGCTAATAATGCATATACGTATTTTACACCATTAGAATTAAAATTAACTAACTTTATTGTTGATACTAGTAGTTTTGTTAATATGAAACAATATAGAGGTTTACTCGGTACTATAATTCTAGCTAAAAAGTTAGACTATGATTTAGATGGAATTTCCAAGTTTGATTTTAAGTTTAACTCAGCCGGATTACAAAGAATATCTAACAAAGCCCGCCGTCGAAGTGTTAGAAGCAAAGACACGCCATGCGGAACACGCGGAAAAAATCAATCAGATGTAGAAAGATTAATGCAAAATCGCTCTATTGTGATCCGACCAAAAAACAGCGGGAACGCCAGCAGAGCAAATAACCCCAAAAGAACAACAAATCGTGCTGCGTCACAATCTGACTTGGCTAGTGGTTTAGTTCCAGCGAGTGAAACATTTACTGCTACTGGGACGTTTACATCCGAGACAACACCAAAAACAGAAGATTTGGTTACACCTCATTCAGTTGGTGTAGAAACCACTCAAGCTGCCGAGAATATGTTTGATTCATTGTTTTTGGTTAATAAAACAAAACCAAACACCATTCCTAAATTTTTAGCTAATATCAACACTCAGAGTGAAGATTTCGTATATACTAGTGGATACGAGGGTGACCCTGCTCTTGCGGTCGCCGCTTTACCAAATCAGATTAAATCTGTTATGGCTGGTTCTTCTGAGGTTCCCAATTCTAATTTGGTTAGTTGGTACAGTCCGGGTATACAACAAAAAGATATGTTATCTAATTATGTTGTGAATTTGATGAATATTGTTAGATTAAAAATGTACAATGGATATGAGAGGGGAATTAATAATCCTGTGTGGAAAAATCTTACCAGTTCAGATGTTAACGCAGCCCGCACCGCCGGGAAAAGATATATTCTATGTAAGTTAGAGAAATACCAGAATTCTGATATCTTTCCAGAAACCACAGCGGGGTTTAGATTACCAATATTAGCTGATTACTTTTTGTTAGAAATTGATTTTGGCCTTGGTGCAATCGAAACACTTGTTGGCAGTGTCACAGAACCAACTACTTTAGAAGAAGCTGGTTTTGTCGAGACAACTACCGCGCAAGAATTAAATGAAGGTCTTCCAGACGCTGCAGGTATAGAATTTATTGGGGCCGCAGGCCTTGCTGCTGCCGCTGCTGCTGAAAATAATAAGGAAGATACATTTGTTGGTATCAAACCTATTGCTATTTCGCCTATATTTGCCGCTTTAGCAAAGAAAGAAAATAAAGACGAGACAGATCCTGATGTGGTAGAAACATTATTTAAACACACCGCAACACCGACTTTCGGAGACATAGATGGCTAAAAAAGAATCAATCGAAATTAAAGCAACCATGGAACCCGATAGCAATTTTGTTAATTTCCAAGAGCTTCAAAGTATTAATACACAAATTTTAAGCCCAATCGTTTCAGCCGATCTAAAAGCCGTTGGCCATCAACGTTATTTGTTGTTACCAAACCAACTTACTGTATACAAACAAAATTTTAGTTTTAATGCAAACATTGAACTAACCGAACCCGATGATCCATTATTAGGTTTTAAAGGTTTCAGATGGACGAGGCACGCCGTTAGCGATGCCTCCGGAAATCCTCAGTATTCTGCCAACTTTAGTGATCCACCCGGAAAGAACACTGTTGTAACAAGTTTGGTAGAATTTGTTGAAGCCCCGCTTGATGATTTAGGCCGCGCGACTCCTCGTTTTATTAAATCTGAGTTGAGCCCTCAAGAACAATTATATACTACCATGATTGAGTATATGGAATTTACAAGAACAACCACGGGTATACCTGCTAATATCGAGATACCAAAGGGATTATACACACACGAATATCATAGATTTGATTTACCCATCCCGCAAAGTGCGAACATTGGTTCTTCATATTTTATGAACCCCCTTTATGGCAAAAAAACATGTGATTTGGTTTATTATGACGAGTTTTTCTACCCGGCAGCAGGGAATGTACAAGAAAGGTTTTACCCAAATATTTATACGTTAGGATATACCCACTTCTACGGTGCCAGTGACTTAATTTTGGAAGCGCTTTCGTTTGGTTCAGCAATTGACCCAAGAAAAATAGTTAATTATGATAGTGATATCCGTCGAATTGATGATGTTTCTCTTTATATGTACGAGTGGTCACGTGCTGTTGCAACGAATACTCTTACTCCGTTATCTGATTCAAAATTACAAGAAAATATTATTTTAACCGATACAAATATCATTGAAGAAATTAATAAGAAGAAGTTTTTGTTCCCGGGTTTTGTAGAATTAGAGTTTTCTGCCAAACGCCAAGGGCACATGGGCAAATTATTATCAGATACTAGTCTTTCACATGCATTAATAAAACATGTTATGTTTAAACAACCAGATTCTACTGATTATATTGATACAACAATTGATACAACATCTGGTATTTTTACCGGCGAAACACGAAAAACAAATACAACCAATAATTCATACCGTACATGGGACATAGATAAATTCATGAACGGGTTATCACTTAGTTCTTTTAGTAAGTTGGTGGTACCAACTCAATCCGCATTCGCTTTACAAAACCAAAATGTACGGCCATCTGGTCTTGTTTTAGATAGTATTGAATCTCATGGAGAACAAACACATAAACTAGATAAAAAATTTAGTTTGTTTATGCTGAAAAAACTTTATCCTAAAATTAAAAGAAATTCGGTAATATCATATAATCGTATATTAAACGGTGAAACACAATATACTGAGCCACTGTTTTATAAGATTGAACAGTTTCTTGAAAGAACAGACAATCTTACAGCTAAAGTGGGAAGCACATATTGGATTACAGCGCCCAAGGATAAAGATTTGTTGCAATTAATCGATACCCAAATCTATCCCGACCGCAAATATCGATATCAAGTAACAGCGTATTTTTATGCACTTGAAGAAACTTATCACTTCGATGGGATCGAAGATGGCCAATCAGTAGAAGACGAAAAAAATACAGGCGAACCATCAGATTTGTCACATATTGGTGGATCCAAAACTCCCAATCTTAACGAAAGTCACACAGAAACATTGCCGATTATAAGAACGTCTGTGTTACGTGGAAAACTAATTGAAATACCAGATTATTACACATTTTCAAATATTGCAATTTCTGAAAAACCACCAATGCCTCCGGATGTGAATATCGTACCATATGTTGGTGTTAAGGATAAAATTTTAATCAATTTGTCAACAAATTATGGTCAAATTACCATGCCTGCAGTACCAATATTTGAAGAAGATAAAATTAATTTTGGGAAGAAACTCATTAGCCAAGGTAAAACCGGATATGCTGAACGAGGGTTAAACACACTCTTGTTTAGGGGTGATGATTCAGCTTCACACTACCAAATATTACGATTAACAGAAAAGCCGTATAACTATTCGGCATTTAAAAATGCCGAATTAATGCGTATTAACGCCGAGACACCTTCGTTTAAAGATACTTTAATACCGAATAAACTATATTATTATACAATGAGAACGGTAGATGAACACGGAAACGTGTCTAACCCTTCACCAATTTATGAGGTAAAATTAATATCAAATTCTGGTATAATATACCCACAGATAAGAATTATTGTTCCGGAACCCAGCAACAGAGGTCTTTCGAATATAAAACAATGTAAAAGGTATTTGGCTATAGTTCCAGCATTTGAACAATTAGAACCGACTGATAACCCCAACGCACGAACTCCAATTGTTGGAAAGGGTTTATTTGAACCAAACAAAAAGAAACGATTTAAAATTAGACTAACTTCGAAGTCGACAGGCCGCCGAGTTGATGTTAATGTGCGTTTTGAACATAAACACAATGGTGGTCAACAGAAACCCAAGCCTAGGACGACCTAATTTAAAGGCGTATTAAAGGCAATTAGTACTAATTATAGTTAACAATAGGAGAAAAGAGAGAAATGGCATTTTTAGATAATAGTGGAGACATTATACTTGATGCGGTATTAACAGATACCGGAAGATTTCGTATGGCGAAGGGCGATGGTAGTTTTAAAATTGCCAAATTTGCTTTGGGCGACGACGAGATCGATTATTCGAATTTTAAGAACGATAATGCAGATGGCGGCGCACACACTAGTGGTTCGGCCTATTATGATTTAGAAATTCTACAAACACCCATTTTAGAAGCTTTTACTAACAACACATCGTTGATGAAAACAAAGCTTATTACAATTCCAAGAACAAACCTTCTATTTTTGCCAGCAATGCGGTTGAATACCGCAGAGCCTGACTCTCGTTTTTGGAATAATAGTACCAATGGTACCACAAACTACTTTGTGGTTACATGTAATAAAACAACTACTGAGTGTTTTGTTGACGCAAGTATTAGTGATGGTTGGTTAGACGGATTTACCCTTCGTGGTTCGAATCATGTCCGAATTGACCAAGGCCTCATTACAACTGAAATTGCGCCCGAAACACCTTTAGACCTAGACCTTAAAGAAACACAATACATCATTGAAATGGATAATCGTCTGGGTCGGCTGGCGTCACCATTTGGTAGAGAATTACCAAAACCGTCGTTTATCGATGATGATAACATTGCAACGTATTTTGTATCAACTGCTGATGGGTCGTTTGTTTCAAAACTACAAACCTCCGATAAATACCAAGGCCCGATTACTGGCCCACGCGGAACAAGACTTGAATTTAAAATTCAAGCTTCAACAGACTTACAATTTACTAGTACAGTATTGTTTAGTCGATTTGGCGGCTCTGCAACTAACTTTGTTGATTCAATTAGTATTGATTACATTGATTCTACAGTTAGAGTGACGGGCGCTACAACTGGATATAGAATTGACGTGCCAGTACGGTTCGCAAAGAAACAATAATATAGAGGATTATTATGGCTAGCATTTTTAAAACATTTTTAGACGGGGACGTAGCGCGTACGCGAAATCTTCTTCATGAAGCAATTCCGATTACCGGCTCTATTGTTTCTGGTTCGTACGCAGAAGAAAACATTAAAGAATATACTCATGGTATGTTCCAGTCAGTATATGATTATCCGTATCTTAGTTCTTCGGCAAACCATATATTTGATATTACATGTGGAGTACACTCTACTTCGTCTCTTTTTACCGGCATAACAAGCCAGCAAGCTAAAAAAGAAAACATTTATAATCAAATGGCTCAAGTTTTGATGGGTTATGATTCAACCAGCGCGATTAAACTATTTTCAAACGAAGCTGGTACTACTATGGATAGTGTCTTTTTCATGAATTTTAGTCGGCTTTTGGTCAAAGATGAGATTAAGAAAGGCTCGGTTTCATTAACATGGATGACCGGTGGTGCCGCACCATCTGTGGCTACACCCAACGGTGCGTTGACTGTTACCGACACAGGTTCTGTGACAAATTATCGCGTGGATGCAGCAGCCGGTGAATATGGTTATATGTACGACGCGAGTGGTAACAATGCTGGGTTGGTATTTTATCAAGCCGGTGTGGCTGTTTTCACATCTTCGCTCTTTATTACCGCAGACGGCTTCGGCGGTGGCGGCGACGACACTGTTTTTGGCACAGGTAGTGAGGACGCACAAACCGTTATGCAAGAAGCAACCATTGGTGTTTTTGCCGATGATCTAAGATTTAGAATTAGAGATATTTCGTTTAATAATACCACAGAGTTAAACTCAACAATTTATTTCTGTAGAGCCAATCATAGCGAATTCAACTATAGTTCAAACCCAACTTATTTGTCAGGTACTTCAAGTAAAATTATGGTAAAAGAGAACACACTCGATGAACCGGTAAGTTATATTACAACCATTGGTTTATACTCTGCGGATAATGAATTGCTAGCAGTCGCAAAAGTTTCCGAAGCATTGAAAAAAACCCCCCAAAACGAGCTTACACTGCGCGTTCGATTAGACTATTAAACTCTGTCTTGGGTGGCCAAAAGAGGTTATTAGCGATTAATGTCATTCTACGAATTTGATGAAAACTCAGTCTTTGTTAATCAGATGGAAGCCAATCCATATTGTCACTTCTTTATGTATAACCAAGAGACAATCTATAATAAAGATGTGATGTCTGGTCGGACCGGTCCACATTCCGGAAACATTAATCGGATCGACCCGGGTGATATAAACCTATATGAATTCAATGTTGACCGTCCTAATGGTGGGCTAATATATCCTTTTGCTGTTAAAGAAGGCACTCATTCTAATCTTAAAACGGTTGCTTTAGCTAGCTATCGTGGAGATTTTGCATACGGTGATGAAATTACTGGTTCATATCCGTTATCAGCCAGTATTTCGAAAGACTATTATAACACAGATGTTGATAGAGCAAACGTTCAAGCGCTTAGAAACACTCTTGATTATTATGCCAAACTAAGTCAGCACTATTTGTACTCAGGATCTTTTGGAAAAAAGGCGACTCAAGAATTAGGTTTAATATCTATACCTTCTATTTTTTATGGTTCGTCTATGCGTAAGGGTACAGTAAATCTTAAGTTTTATGTCACCGGCTCGCTGATTGGTCATTTAAACGATGCAAACAAAAATGGAGAATTAATTGAGCAAGTAGGCACAAACAGTGGCTCTGTCGGTGGAGTTGTACTATACACTGAAGGTTTTATGGTATTGACTGGTAGTTGGGATATATCTGAAGGAACCCATACTGAGATTTATCATAACGGTTCGGAAGCTCCTACATGGGTTATGTTTGGAGCTACAATTTCTGGTTCTGTAACATGCGCATCTTCAAGTTTTGAAATGGATTTTGAGGGTACAACTCGTACGCCAACACTGACGATGTTAGCCCACGCTCCCCGGGCCGAATTAAACTTTTCAGACAACCCAACATATACAGACTTCGCACCGGTTATTGCTGACGCGTGTGGGGACTCGGTTCAAGCCTTTTTAACATCTTCCGGTCAAATTTGGCAAGAGCCACAAAAATATGTATTTAACACAATCAGCAGTTCATACACCAGACACTCAGCCAGTTTTGAACACCAAACATTTATTAGTTCTATTGGTATATACGATGAAGATAAAAACTTAATTGGTATAGCACGTACTGCAAAACCTGTACGAAAAAAGCTCACCGACGAATACACTTTTAAACTTAAGTTAGATATTTAAAAAGGAAAATAAAATGATATTAGGTCTAGACATTAGTACTAGTGTTGTAGGCTATTCTGTGGTAGACTGTCACGGCGACGTTATAAGATTCGGCGCATGGCCTATGAAACCAAAGGATTTTCCCGACAACAACATATTCAGAAAAGTCGATTTTATAAAAGACAAATTATTAACAATTAAAGCAAATGGTACACCAATTACAAAAATTTGTATTGAAGCACCGTTTGAATTTTTTGGTGGTACCGGCAAAAAGAAAAGGAGTTCGGCCCACACTATGGCTAGATTGTTAAAATATAACGCAATGGTGTCCTACGTAGCCAGAAACACTTTTGGTTTAGAACCGGAATACTTAAGCCCAGCATCTGCTAGAAAGATTTGTTCTTTAAAAATCACACGTAGTCGTGATAAGCGGGCAACCAAAAACACGGTTTTAGAACATGTCTGTAAAAATTATAAAGATTTAAATGTTGAATATACTAGGTTCGATAACCCAAAAACTATTTACTATGATATGGCAGACGCCATCATCGTCGCCATGGCTGCTTATAAAAAAGATCTTGACGCATCCAAGTAAATGTGTTATTCTATATAGGCGAGTAGGAGTACCACATGCGAAAATTATTAGTAGTGCTGGTGTTAGCACTATCCTTTGGCGCAATTGCCAAACCCCCAACCAAATCAACCAAATCAAAATTTTATGATTTTAGTGACCAAGTAATTGATGGCGAAATTCGTAAGCCAACGGGTCATTTAATCGATTCCCGTGATCCTGTAAAATTTGGTAGACTTTTAAAACTTAAGAAAGACTTACTTTCGCGAATTTATATCACTTCAAAGAACAAACTGTTTAAATAAGTGTTAGCTGAAAAACATGACATATTGCGTAGAGTGCTCGGTCATTCGCGTAGGGTGGGAGAAGAATATCTATTTGGTTGTCCCATGCCCGACTGTGATCACCACAAACCAAAATTAAGCGTCAATATAGAAAAGAACGCATTTAAATGTTGGATTTGTGATTACCATGGGAAATCGGTTCGTAGACTCATTAAACGATTTGGAGAAATTCAGCACTTAGTTAAGTGGGACGAGTTAACCAATTTTGAAGAGTATTCAGCTTCGTCACTAGATGACCTTTTCAAAGACAACCCGGTTTTTGAAATACCTCAACGAATTAAACTTCCTGATGAATTTCGAACACTAACTTCGAAGAAAATACCTTTATTTGCCAAACCAGCCATGGCTTATTTACGACGCCGTGGTTTGACATATGAAGATGTTTTGCAATGGAAAATTGGGTTTTGTAACACCGGTAGATATCATGATAGAATTATAATTCCGTCATTTGATATGGAAGGTTATTGCAACTATTTTGTTGCCCGTACGTTTACAAATGGCGAAAAATACACGAACCCTCCGTTATCTAAGGACTTGGTGTTTAATGAGCTATTTTTAGACTGGAACAAAGACGTTGTAGTGGTCGAGGGGGTCTTTGATGCACTAGTGGCGGGTAATGCCCTACCTCTTTTGGGCTCGACTGTTAGAGAGGAATCTGTGGTGTTTCAAACAATTTTATCTAATGACCCGGTATTGTATTTAGCGCTGGACGACAACGCACAAACAAAACGAGAAAAACTAATTGATTTATGCCTTAAATATGAATTAGAAGTTTATAATATTGATACTAGCGGTATTGAGGATATTGGCAGTATTACAAAAAAACAGTTTGAAAAATTAAAGAAAAATGCCCAACCCATTGTGTCTGAAGACTATTTAGAGTATAAAGTTCATCGTGCTTTGGGAGACATATAATGAATAGAGAATTGTTAAAAAAGTTGGTTTTAGAAGTTTTGGAAAAAGATTCCGAGGCGGAAACTCATATTCCAGATGAACCCGAAGAGGAATCTGAATTCGAAGAACAAGAATTTGGCTTAGATACAAAAGAGCACGGCCTCAAAGAATATGGCGGGAAACTTAAAATAGTTAACGAAACATTTAGTAACCCGATCGGAGACGAAGACTATCCAAATACACACGTCCGCGCCGAGAAGGACATACGTGGCCGCAGGGTATTAACCGGTGATCTGTCCGCGAAGTATTATTTAGGTTTTTCTAAGAACCAAACGTATAGAAAGGCCGGAAACACACACGGGTTAACTAGCCACGCGATAAAACACATAAAAATAATTTCAGAGGCAATGACATATGTTACCCGCGCAATCGGCATCATTATAAGCTACGCGCACAATAGTTTACAAAATTGCGATTTTTATATATTCGAACAAGGAGAGGGAAATTCGTCAACAGTTTCGATTCATAGCAAGAAAAAAGGAAAAATGTTAACATCTACAGATCTGACTACCGGTCTTATACTCAACATGTTTGATATGTTGAATGATGAAAATCACCACCATGCTAGCTCTTTTGTTATACCCACGATAATTCCAGCCCATCAAAGTGAAACTAATAAATTATTAATAGATCTGAAGGGAATTCTAAATGCATTAGCTCAAGCATATGATAAAAAAGCAAGATCTTTTATGGCAAGGGCAATCGACCTAGATAGCCTTACGTTGTTTGACGGTGTACGAGCCCTCCGCGCAGATAAGACTGTTAGTTTCAAAGAAACGGGAAGTGGTGATACAAATTACGGTAATCCAGTCACGTGTGAGTGGGCCGCTGTAGACTCAAGCGGAGATCCTAAAACATATTACGCGTCAGATAGAGTGAAGGTTAAATTAAAAACAAGATCGGCAAAAGCATCTGCTAGCGTACAGGAAATGTTTACAAAAGCGGACGATCGAAGTTTTAAACCACCAAAAAAAGCCAAACCAAAAGCAGAACCGACTGTTACTGCTGCTCCATTAGAAGAAAAAACAAAGATTGAAAAAGCAAAAGAGATCGTAGAAGGTATTATTAATGTTATCTTCCGCNTATATCCCGAGCAGGCGGNCCAATATGTTCAGAAAAAACGCAAAGAGGGTAAATGGCCGGCGGGCGGGCNCGCTGCCCTCAACAGGGGTGTTTCGCAAGATCCCACTATAGAACAACAACAGGAATTATATGATACTTTTATCGAGGTCTTATTGAATNACCACACGACCAAAGAAACAAAAGCCATTGATTCGAATTATAAAGCTAAAGTTGACGAGGCTTTTGATATATTAATTACAGATTACATTGAAAATTTGGACGAAGCCCTTATCGAACGTGTTTTGACCAGACTTCTATTAAAATATTCGTAAAGAAAACCCTTGACACCTAGACCTAGGTGTGGTATTATAGTCAAGTAGTCAAAGAACTAAGGAACACACAATGATTAAACAATTTGCAAC